TGCTGATGCTGAAAAAGATTACGCTAAAGCACAAATAGAAATACGCAAAGACAATGCCAAAGAACTTATTGACATTGCAAAAGATTATTCTGCAAAAGTTAAAGACATTGAGGCTAACCTTCAAGAGAAATTAACAAGCCTACGCGCTGACGCAGATAAGAAACGCGCTGACCTGACTAAGCAAGCGGCTGACAAACAAATGTCTATTATTCAGCAATCTATTGACCGTTTGCGTGGGGCATTTGCTACGGGTGCGGCGTTTAGTATTTCTGATTTATTCAAAGGCAAGACATCTGGCGGCTTTTTAGAGTCAATGAAGAAGCAATTAGCAGATGCTAAAGCGCTACAAGAAGGTGCGGCTTTTCTATCAGGGCAAGGTTATGCACAAACATTTATTGAAGAAGTAGTAAAGGCTGGCCCTACTGCTGGCTTAGACATGATAAATGAACTTAAAAAGGCAACGCCAGAACAACAAAAAGTTATTCAAGAAACTTTTATGGATTTGGAAAGTATTCAAGACACAGGTTTAGACTCACTTGCTAAGTCTATGAATAACGGCGCTAACCTGGCTACATCTCAATTGCGTGAGGCTTATGACCAAGTAGCAATTGACCTAAAAAATTCTTTGGCTGAAGTAGATGCTGAACTTAAAACAAGCATGGCTGAGGCTAACGCTGATTATTTGAAGGCTATGACTGAGGCGGCAACTGTTCGTGATGAACGCATTGCTGAGTCTATGGCTAAAATGGAAGAAGCGCTTGCGGCGGCTAAGGCTAAATATGATGAAGCGCTTGCTGATGCTTCTGCTACCTTACAAAAATCTCTTAATGAGGCTATGAAGGCTTTTGAAAAATCTATTGAGGCTACTAGCGTTTCAACAACTCAAAAAATTAGTTTACTTAAAACTCAACTTGCTGAAGTAGCGGCTTTGATGGCTTCATTACAAACTGCTCAGGCAAATGCGGCGGCTTTAGCATCTAAATCTGCTACGGACAAATACGCTGACATTGGTTTCAAAAATGCCGCCGCTAACGCAACCAAATCTGCGCCTACAACCAATAACAACATTGCAATTACAGGTGTCAATATGGCTGACCCAAAAAAGATTGCATCAGATGTGGTAAACGGAATTAAATACGGTAGCGCAGTAACAGTAAATACACCTAGTAGAACATCTTCACAAATTGCCGCTTTAAGGGACCGATAAATGCCAGCCGTAATTCAAAATTATTCATTTTCTTTTAACGGACAAGTTTTTGGTGGCACTGGTTCGCCTTATCAAATTCAATCTGTAGATGGTTTAGAAAGCCTGCCTAGTATCCGTAATCAAGATGACAACCGTGGTTACGCAGATGGCATGTTCTCAGGCCGTGATTTTTATGGTGGCAGAACTATTAGCATAATCTTTCTTACTTTGGCTTCTTCTGGCGCTTCAGCCCAAGCCAATTACAACACCATTCAACAGGTCCTACAAGCCCAACAGAGCGGCACAACGCCTCTTTACTTCATATTGTCTAACGCGGCAGGTGAACAGGTCATAAACGCCCGTGTGCGCGGTCTAAGGACTACCGTGGACCCTGACTACACCTACGGATACATTGTTTCCCAAGTTGAATTTTTTTGCCCTGACCCGCTTTATTACAACAGCAATATTCAAACAGCCACCCTTCTTTACACACCGCCTACAGGCCGCATCTATGACCGCACTTACAATGTAACTTATGGTGGCGGTTCCGTAATTATTTCCACAACAATTAGCAATACAGGTTGGGCAACTACTTATCCAACTATTGCAATCAGTGGACCTATTACTAACCCAACCGTAGGCAATACAACTGAAAACAAGGCGCTTAATTTTGTAGGCACATACAGTTCTTCAGATATTTTGCTTGTGGACCTGTATAACAGAGTAATCACACTCAATGGAAGCCCTGCGCGTAATACACTAATCTCTGGTGAATGGTTTTCTGCACAACCAGGTAATAATGAATTTTACCTGACTGGAACAGGAACATTGGCTGGCACTACCCAAGCGGTTGTCACATGGCAATCAGCGTTTGTTTAGGAGAATAAATGACACTTGTTACACCTCCAAGTTGGTTACAAGCGGGAAGTTATCCTGCTGAAAGTGACCGTCTTACTACACAGGCTCTTTATGCCACAACAGGCATCATTGGTTCTTCTTCTCTTGCTGTAACCCAAAACTCTCCTGCTGGTATGTCCGTCAGAGTTGCGGCAGGGTGGGCCGCAATTATTGGAACAACCCAAGCAAACATGGGCGCTTATGTTGCATACAATGACGCACAAGCAACTCTTACCGTTACAACAGCAGACCCAACAAACCCACGCATTGACCGCGTAGTTGTCACAGTTCGTGATGCTTATTACACAGGCGCTTTTAATGATGTGATTTTTCAAGTTCTTGCTGGAACTCCTGCTGGTTCACCAACTGCACCAGCCGTTCCTGACAACTCAATTAGCCTTGCAACAATCGCAGTAGGAGCGGCAGTTACTTCAATTACTTCTGCAAACATTACGGATACCCGCGCAGATGTAACAACTAATTTACCTGCACCGCAATTAAACTTTTCTGTAAATCCACAAACAGGCACTACATATACAACAGTTGCAAGCGACAATGGAAAACTTGTTACTCAGGCAAATGGGTCTGCAATCACAACAACAATTCCACCAAATTCAAGCGTTGATTATCCTGTAGGCGCTCAAATTACTTTTGCTCAATACGGAGCAGGGCAAGTTACTATCCAAGGTGGCGCAGGCGTAACTGTAGTTTCTACAGGCGCTACAGCCGCTACACCAAAATTAAGAGTTCAATATTCAACAGCAACCGCTATACAAACTTCCAATAATAATTGGCTTGTAGTTGGTGACATATCATGAGCCGCTTAGCCTTAACTCCAACAAATGTCCCTGCAAGCGCAACAGATATTATGACTCCAACTCTTAGAGCGGGTGACTTATATTTTAACACTTCAACAGGACTAAAAGTTTATGATGGTTCTGCATGGACAGCAATAAGTAGCGCTATCACAGAGATAGATGCTGGAGTTTTTGATAGCATTGCTCCATATAACGGTGGAGATGCAACAACAACAGCAACACAAGCATTTGACGGAGGGACTCCATGAGCGTAGTAACACAAATACAACTTAGGCGTGGAACTGCCGCGTCATGGACTTCTGCTAATCCAACTCTTGCTTCAGGTGAATTTGGTTTTGAAACCGACACGGGTAAAGCAAAAATTGGTAATGGTTCAACTGCTTGGAATTCGTTGGCTTATTCTATTACGGGTGAAATTGGTGACATTACTGGAGTTACAGCAGGAACAGGTTTAAGCGGCGGCGGCACAACTGGAACAGTTACGGTTTCTATTAATACTGCCGTGACTGCTGATTTAACAACGGCTCAAACTCTTACAAATAAAACTTTAACAGACCCAAAAATTAATCTTGCAATTGACCCTGAAACTGCTTCTTATGTTGCTGTTCTTGCAAATAATGGTCAATTAGTTACAATGAATGTGGGTTCTGCTAATACTTTTTCTATTCCCACTGACGCTTCAGTAGATTTTCCAATTGGAACACAAATAAATGTTTTGCAAATTGGAACAGGTCAAACAACAATTCAAGCGGTTACTGCTGGAACTACAACAATTGTTTCAACAGGAGCAACGGCAAATGCACCTAAATTGCGTGTTCGTTACTCATCAGCAACTTGCATTAAATTAGCCGCAAACAGTTGGGTAGTAATGGGGGACATTTCCTAATGCCTATTCTTGGAGTGATTGCTTCATCTGCAAAAGGAGCGCCTGGAATACCAACAGGCGTTACGGCTACTGATGTTGGCACTGCTCGCGCATTTAATAACGGTGCGGCTTCTGTTGCGTTTACTCCAGGAGCAGGTGCAACAGCAACTTCATTTACCGCAACTTCCAGCCCTGGCGGTTTTACTGCAACAGGCGCGTCATCTCCATTAACTGTTACAGGGCTTCAATCAAGCACAAGTTACACATTTACTGTAACTGCTACAAACGCGGCTGGAACTTCTGATGCTTCTACGGCTTCTGCAAGCATTACTGCAACTACAGTTCCACAGGCTCCTACTATTGGAACCGCAACGCCTGGAAATACCACAGCAACAGTCACTTACACAGCAGGTGCTACAGGCGGCAAAACAATTACAACATTTACCGCTACTTCATCTCCTGGTTCATTAACTGGAACAGGTGCGTCACCAATTACAGTTTCAGGATTAACAAACGGAACTACTTACACATTTACCGTTACAGCAACTAACGCAAACGGAACATCAACAGCATCAGCCGCTTCTAACGGCGTAGCGCCATTAGACCCAGGCGCATTTGACTCTATTGCAACTGCAAATCCATCTTCAACAAATACAGTAACATTTTCTTCTATTCCAGGCACATACAAACATTTACAAATAAGATTTATGGCGGCTAACCCTAGTTTTGATACTTTGGGTGTTCGTTTTAATGGCGATACAGCAACTAACTATACGGAACACTTAATAGAAGGCAATGGAGGAGGCGGCACTGGCACTGGCGGCGGTAATGGACTTGGCATAGTCAGTAGAATTGGTATTCAATCTGTTTCTGATGTAGCCAATTCATTTACCGTTGGAGTAATTGACATTATAGATTACGCCTCTACTACAAAAATAAAATCACTTAGGTATGCATCAGGTTTGGCTAATAGTGGTTCAGGTAAGGTAATACGGGGGTCAGGTATGCGAAATAATACTGCGGCAATAACCAGTGTAACTTTATTTACTCCATCAAATTACACTACTGGAACTACATTTGCTCTATATGGAATTAAGGGATAATAAATGGCGATAACATACGAACCAATTGCTACGCTATCGGGATTAGGAACTTTTTCATCTATCCCGCAAACATACACTGATTTAAGACTTGTAGGAGTAACTGCTTCAGGCAGTCAAAATATTGAATGGCGATACAATGGCGATAGTGGAACAAATTATTTCACTACTTTTCTTGAATCAGATGGCACAAATAGATTAACAACAAGACTAAATAGTCAGACCCGCACCTACGGAGCCTATAACCACGCTTCTGGATTTGGATTTTATGAAATAGACATTTTTAGTTATACTGGAAACACATTCAAATCATCAATATCTAGATTTGCAAATGACAATAATATAAATGGATACACTAATATAAGTGTAAGCAGGTGGAGTAGCACTTCTGCTATAACAAGCATCACCCTTCTTAATAACGGTGGAAATCCTTTGACTTTATACGGAATAAAGGCGGCTTAAATTATGGCAAACACATTTATTTTAATCGCCTCTAATGTTCTTGCTTCAACTACTACTACTATTACTTTTTCTTCTATTCCTGCTACTTACACTGATTTAATATTAAGAATGAGTTACAGAACTAACACAGGTAGCACTCTTGTATCAGGTTCTTTAAGACTTAACGGACTTTCAACAACTGTTTATTCAACAGTGAGAATGTTTCAAGATGGCGCTACTTTGGGAACGGCGCGAGATGGAAGTGATAATAGAACTCTACTTTACTCAGCGGGAACTGGAAACACCGCTACCACAAGCGCATTTGGCAATACGGAAGTTTATATTCCTGCGTATTTATCAGCAAGCAACAAACCACATTCAGCCAATGAAAGTGCTGAATTTGACTCGCCAAACACAAACATTGGTCAAAGCGCCCACCTTTTGCGAGATACAAGTGCAATTACTTCTATAAGTTTTACGGCAAATAGTCCTACTGACTTATTTCAAATAGGTTCATCATTCTATCTATACGGCATCAAAAACTCATAAGGGGAATAAAATGACAACAGAAACACTAACTAAAGTAATTGTGGATTGCTCCACAGGAGAGCAAACTATTCTTCCTTTAACCGCAGAAGAAATAGCACAACTAGAAATAGACCGCGCACAAGAAGAAGCAAACCGCGCCGCCGCAGAAGCAGAAGCAACTGCTAAAGCAGAAGCAAAAGCATCAGCGCTTGCTAAACTTGCCGCTTTAGGTTTAAGCGAAGAAGAAGCCGCCGCAATCGCTGGTTAATTATTAGGGAAAGGGGTCTGCAATGGCTACCACATATCGGTATTTATTTGTGGACCTACTTACCAATACTATTATTGGTGAACTTCCATTAACGGGTGTTGCTTTTACACAGCAGTTAAATCAAGCGGGAACCTTTAGTGGTCATCTGCTTTTGTCTGGTATTAACACCGATAAATTTAATGTTGATGCTTCAACCATTCCTGGCAAATGCGGCCTTTATGTGGACCGTGATGGCATCTTGGTATGGGGCGGGGTTATTTGGGGCCGCACATATAACAGTTCTGAACAAACTCTTTCCATTACAGCCCGTGAATGGATTTCATATTTTGAGCGTAGAAGAATTACGCAGACAGTTGATTTTGCTGGCATAGACCAATTAGTTGTGGCTAAAACTTTAATTGAAGATGCTCAGGCTGTTCCTTACGGTGACATTGGCATTGGCTATAACTCAGAAGGTGAAACAACTTCAGGCATTTTAATTGACCGCGTTTACTATTACTATGAATTAAAAAATGTATTTCAGGCTATTCAAGACCTATCCCGTCAATCAGATGGCTTTGATTTTCATATTGATATTGCCTATGACGCTATTACAGATTTGCCTATTAAATCTTTTAACACTTACTACCCGCGCAGTGGCCTTGTTTATAGCGTTGGTGACATCAATGTGCCTGTATTTACTTTACCTGCTGGCAACATTGTTGAATATGAATACCCTGAAGATGGCTCAATTACCGCTAACTCAATTTATGCAATTGGCGCAGGTTCAAATGAAGGCAAACTTATATCTAACGCTCAACACCCAACTATTTTTACAGACGGTTGGGCGCTCTTAGAGGACCAAGTTAATTACTCAGATGTTACTGACCAAACTGTTTTAGATAATTTGGCTATGGGCGCAATCAACGCTTTTGTCACACCGCCAATTACTATGAAAGTTGTAGTGCCTGCTTATGTGGACCCTGTTTACGGGACCTATGAAGTAGGAGATGATGCCCGCATTATTATTACTGATGACCGTTTTCCTAACGGCTTAGATGCCATTTACCGTATTGTGGGTTCAAGCGTGGAACCTGGTGAAGATGGGCCTGAACGCGTTACGCTATCTTTAACTACTGGAACAGAAAGCGAAATTGTGTAATGGCATACATCAACCAACCTGCTGACTTGCGTTCTTTGTTTAATGATTTAGATAACCGCATAAAAAAATTAGAAAATGCAGTGCGCTTTACTGCTCCTGATGTGACTACAGAACCTACCTACCCGCGCATAGGTGACATTATTTTTGACAATACAACTGACCAAATGAAATATTGGAATGGCATTGAATGGGTTGTATTTGCAGATGATTATTTAGGCGTTCCTAAAATAGCCTTTACTTCCACCTGGACTGGCACAGGATTGGCTTATACAGGCACACCAGCCACGGGTTTTTATTCACGCGTTGGCAAAATGATTTTTTTTACTATTAGAGTTAATTGCACAACCGTAACTAATTTTGGCACTGGTGATTATTCTCTTACATTGCCCGCAGGTTTAACGCCGTCTATTCATAATGTTGTAGATGGTGGTTTGCACCATACGGCTACAGGCGCACATTATATGTTAAGCATGGATATTGTCCCTAGCACAACAACGGCAGAACTCTATTACCCACAATCAAATGGCACTATGGCGCGTATGGATTACAACAGCCCGCATACATTACAAGTTGCTGATTTCTTTTATTTTACAGGCATGTATTTTCTTTCATAATTGGTAATATTATTTCCATGAAAATTACGCTTGATATTGCGCTGGCGCTTGCACAACTTATTTCTATTGTAATTCTTTTACCTGCTGGAGCGTTCAAAGCATGGCGCAAAATAGACATGCGTTTAACTTCCCAAGACACAAAATTAGCAAGAATTGAATACGCTTTATTTAATGAAGGTAGAGGCATGGAACAACAATTAAAAGAAGTTCACCGCAATCAACAAGCGGTCATTACGGACCTGGCTGTCCTAAAAGCCAAAAGTGTTTAAGGTCTTAGCGGGGGGCATATTATTAACAACATTACTCACTGGTTGCAGTTATCAAGGGTGGGTGCGTTACCCATGTCAAGAATATGAAAACTGGGAAAAAGCACAATGTAACCCGCCGCAATGTGAGGCACTTGGTCAATGCACAAAAGACTTACTTCCAGAAGTGGAGATTAACAATGGCTAGAAAGAGATTTACTCCTGAAGAATTACACGCCCGTTTAATTGTAACTATTGGCATTGTGTTAGCGGTTGTGTTTGCTGTATCAGTAAGCAGTATGTTGTATGCGCTGTTATTTATTACACAGCCAATGGCCCAAGCGCCTAATGATGCGGCTTTTATTGACCTTGTTTCCACGCTAACCGTATTTTTAACTGGAACTCTTGCGGGCATAGTCAGCGCCAATGGGTTAAAATCTAAGCCAAAGCCAAAGGAAGGTGAAATTGATGACCCAAGCAAATGAGTTTATTGCTGTTGCACTTGCAGAAGTAGGGACCATTGAAGGCCCTAAAGATAATGAAACAAAATATGGGAAATTTACTAAGGCTAATTTCTTACCTTGGTGTGGAAGTTTTGTTATGTGGTGCGCTAATGAGATAGGACTTAAAATTCCTAATTGCGTTTCAACTGTTGCTGGCGCTACTGCGTTTCAAAAGAATGGCAGATGGCAAGACGCTGAAACCGCTACTCCTGAGCCTGGAGATATTGTATTTTTTGATTTTCCTGGTGACGGCGTAACTGGCATTAGCCATGTAGGTATTGTAATTAAAGACAAAGGTGACGGAACTGTTGTTTGCGTTGAAGGTAATACTTCTCCTGATAAAAAAGGTAGCCAACGCAACGGCGGGGAAGTCTGTAAAAAGGTTCGCGCCTATAAAAAAAAGAACGGTAGCAAGGTGCTTCCATCAAAACCCGTATCCGTAGTAGGCTTTGGCAAGCCAAAATTTAAGGAGTAAAAATGAACGCAAAAATTAAATTAGCCCTAGAGTCATACGCCCGCTCATTTGTTGTAGCGGCTATTGCTGTTTACAGCGCTGGAGAAACAGACATTAAGGCAATTGCTATTGCTGGACTAGCCGCTATTGCGGGTCCTGCAATCCGCGCAATCAATCCATCTGACCCTGCGTTTGGTCTAATTGCTGACAAAGTAGATGTAGAAATTAAAGCGCTTGCTAAGAAATCTGCAAAGAAAGCAGTTAAGAAGAAGGCATAAAGTTTCCCGCCTCCATGGGAAAGCACACCTGAGCATGTGTCTAAACTGCTCCTTTTTCATTTTATGAGGTAACCTTATGGTTGAGGCTAGGAGGCAATCATGGGTTTAGCAGACCGTATGCAAGAAATAATAAAATCACAAAAGCCTGTAGGTATATGTTCTTATCAGGCTCTTTATGACTCACTTCCAATAACGGAACAAAAAGCATTAGATAGCGCAATTAAATTAAATTATTCTCAAAATGTAATTGTAAGAGCGTTAAGGGCTGAAGGCTATAAATGTAGTGCCGATAGTATGCGAGCGCATTTTAAGGGTCAATGTAAATGTCCAAAAGAGTAAATGACATTCTTGCTGATAGGCAAGAAATTCATGGAGATGCTCACACCAATTTTGTAATGATTGGGCGCATCTGGGGAGCGCTTTTGCAAATAGAAAACATTCCTCCACATGTAGTAGCACTTATGTATGACGCTGGAAAATCAGTGCGTTGTATAGCAAACCCACAACATGAGGATAACTGGCTAGATAAGGCGGGTTATACCCATCACGGCATGGAGATAGCCAATGAGTCTTAAAGACCAATTTGAAGAAATGCCAGATGGCATTGAGTCAGAAGATGTAAAAGAATTACGCAATGCGTTAATGCGCGTTCAAAAACAATTAAAACAATCTAAAGAACGCAATGAAGATTTAGTATTTGCTACAAAACAAGCGGCTTATGATGCCATGCTGACATTTGGCAAAGTTATGCCAGTGCCAGAAGTCAAAATTGATAAACGCAAAACCAAAGGTGAAGTAGCCCTATGGCACATGACAGATTGGCAAGGTGCTAAGCGCACCGTTTCATACAACTCAGAGATTATGCGTGACCGCGTTTTACAATTTGCTACAAAGGCTGTTGCAATTACAGAAATTCAAAGAGCAGACCACCCTGTTAAAGATGTAACTATTGCTTTTGGTGGTGACATGGTTGAAGGTTTGTTTAATTTTCCTACCCAAGCGTTTGAAGTTGATAGCACTTTGTTTGAACAGTATGTAAATGTGTCGCGTTTGATTGTTGATGTAGTCCGTTTTGCGCTGGCTAATTATGAAAAGGTTACGGTAGTTCCTGAATGGGGAAATCACGGGCGCATTGGTTCCAAGCGTGACAATGTTCCGCGCTCAGATAATTTTGACCGCATGTGCTATGAACTAGCAAAGCAACTATTAGCAGGAGAAAAACGCCTTACCTGGCAAGATTGCCCTGAAGATATTCAACGCATTGAGATTGGCAATTACCGAGCATTGCTTATTCACGGTGATGAAGTAGGCCGCAATGGTTTTGCTTCTCCTGGTGCAATTGTTAATCATGTGTCCCGTTGGCTTTCAGGTTCTTATGACTGGAACTTTAGAGATTGTTACATTGGGCATTACCACACGCACAATGAATGGGCGCTACCTAATGGCCTTGGTTCTGTTTATCAAACAGGTTCTACTGAGTCAGACAACCGTTACGCGGGTGTAATGCTTGCCGCTAGTGCTACGCCATCACAGCGCTTGCATTTTATTGACCCCAAAAAAGGCCGCGTTACTGCCGCTTACAAAGTTTGGCTTGATTAGTCCACATATTGAATTTCAATTACCACTGGCGGCGCACAAAAAGCGTTCCATTGGCAAGCAATTTCAACTGCTCTTTTAACAATCTTTCTTGCTTCTTTAGGATTGTCTTTGCATTTATCAATTCCCAACGCAACCATTACGCCCAATGAAATATCTCCACCGCTACCAAAAACATAGGTTCCGCGTATATCTCTATCCCAACCGTAATCAATATTTATTGGGTAGATAACTCCTTGCACTGCAACTAAAAATGCTGAGTCGGTCCAAGCCGCTTCACCTTCCCATTTAGAGTCAAAACCAGAGTCAATAAAATGGTCACGCAATTCAGGAATAAAACCCTGGGTCATAAACTCATCTAACTTTTGAATAGAAGTAAATTCAGGTGGCGCGGGTGGAACCCAACCTTGCTGAATAAGATTGCCGCCACGGGTAGCGCCAGTAATTGCAAAGATGTAATCACCTGCATTGTCCCAAGACACTTTTGGATTAGAAAGAATGATGTGGCTTCCATTGTCATCTGTAGCCCGTGAGTCAGCGCCAATAATGGCAAACCCGTTGCCCTGGAACGCGGCAAGTGTGGTCATTGGGCCTCCCTAAATAGGTGTAAATCTTCTCACGCCACGCCGTTTTTTGCAGGTGCTTGTATTTGTCAGTAGGGGTCTATACATTACGCCTTAACCAGAGCCACAGGCTCACTACAAATGGAGGAATAGATTATGGCAAGTTACAAAGGACCATTGGATTACATTGATGTGGCAACCCGCATTGTTGAATTCCGTGAAAAATATCCAACAGGCGGTTTTCAACCTTGGAAAGAACCTTATATTGAAAGAGTAGAAATGCCTGATGGAAAAATTAAATGTTTTATGGTTTATAGCGCGGCGGCGTATCGCACACCAGATGACAAACTGCCTGGTGTTGGTTATGCCTGGGAACCAATTCCAGGACCAACCAATTTTACCCGTGACTCAGAATTACAAAATGCGGAAACAGCCGCATGGGGTCGCGCAATGGTGGCGGCGCTTGCAGTAGATACAAAGAAAGGCATTGCATCTTCTGAAGAAGTTCGCAACCGTCAAACGGCTACTACCGCGCCAATAGAGAAAAAGATTACGGTAGCCCGCGTTTATACTAATGAAGAAATAAATATGGCTGTTGCAACAATTACTGCTGTATCAGTGTGTGATGATGTTGAACAACTACGCACCATCTGGCAAACAAATGTTGATTTGTTAGATGCGGCTACACCTGAAGGCACATTGAAAGATGCAATTAACACACGCAAATCCATACTAGATGCAAAGGAAAACAACTAATGAGTAAAAAAGAAAACAAGTTTCAACCGTCAGCAGGATTTGTTGTTGCGGTTCACATGAACTCATTAGGTATTAGAGCCGTTGCTAAAGAACTAGATATTTTTCCTGAAGTTCTTGGTGAGGCTATGGACCGCGCAGGTTTTCAGTTTGCCGCAGACCCATTTAATTTAACCAGTGATGCAACTGGGCTTATTAAGTTACAAGCCCGCCATGAAAATGAAGGCCTACAAATTGTGAAGGAGCCATCTGATGACTCAGATAGTGACACCAGCACAAATTGAGGCCCGCCTTTATGCGCTATCAAAAGAAATTGATGAAGCGCATGAAGAATTAAGCAAGGCTGAGATTGATTACAACCAGGCTAAATCTCATTATGAGATTTCTATGGCAAAAAGCCGTATGACCTACGCTTCTAAATCTTCACCAAATGGAAAAAACTACACAGTTCAAGAGCGTGATGATTTGGCATTAATTGATAATGAACAATTACACATGCACATTGGTATTACAGAGGCAATTGTTAAAGCCGCTCGCGCTAATGCTTCCCGCATTAAGACCCAAGTAGAAATTGCTCGCTCTATTGGCACATCAGTGCGAACAAGTATGGATTTAACATGATGACTATTCTTGCTTTAGTAATTGGCATCATTGTTGGCTATCTTTGTTTTCACATTGGATTTAAGTTTGGTGTAATAGCGGCTATGGCTCGCATGGAAGCAATCCGCGTTCAAATGGAAAGCATCTTTAGGGACCTAGAGGACCTAAGTGGTCAATGGACAGAAGATGATTTATGAGCCACACAATAGAAGAACGCATAGAAACTTTTGCTGAAACCTTAAACAAGCGTTTTGGGTTTAAGAAAAAAGAAGCCAAAGCAATTGCTAAAGAAGCAATGGAACGGCTTGATAGATATGTAAATACACAAGAAATAATGATTAAAAGAGTTATGGAGAACCGCAAAAAATGATTGACTTACATAGCGTAGTAACCAAATCGCTTACGGCTTATGACGGTTCCCGTGACAGGTCACAGCAGGTAGAAATTGGGCCTAGCAGTATTGGCGGTTGTTCTCGCCGTGTATGGCATGACTTAAAACGCACACCAAAGGTTAATGAAACTGAGAAGTTAGCGGCAATCCTTGGAACTTTTATTCATGCTGGTATGGAAGAAGCAATCAAGCGTGAGGACCCATTTGGTGACAATTACCTGATTGAAATTGAAGTGTCGCATGGAGATTTGAAAGGCCATTGTGACCTGTTTGTAAAAGATGAAGGCCTAGTTGTGGACTGGAAAAGCATTAAAAAATCTGGTCTGCGTTATTTTGGGTCAGAACAACAGCGTTATCAAATACATGTTTATGGCTGGCTTTTAGAAAAAAACGGCTATGAAGTAAAAGAGGTTTCTCTTGTTGGAATTCCCCGTGATGGCAAGATGGAAGAAATTAAAATTTTTCGTGAACCTTATGACCGCGCACTTGCTGAAGAAGGTTTGGCGTGGCTAGAAAACATAAAGCAACTTGTTGAAAACAATTCTCCTGCTCCAGCGCCAGAGAAGTTTGCAAAATTTTGTGCAGACTACTGCCCATACTTTGACAGGACAGGAGAAATAGGTTGCCCAAGTATGACGAAATAGATTGGGACCAGGCTGAATGTAGAGCGCTTGGAATTCCTACTGATTTGTTTTATTCAGTGGAAGAAGAACGCTCTATTATGCAGTATGAATACATAAATTCATTACGGTCTATTTGCACTGCATGTCCGTTATGGAAAGACTGCCTGACATACGCATTTCAATATGAGGATTACGGCGTATGGGGTGGGCTGACAGGTGTTGAACGCGTGTCTATGCAGAACTATTACAAGTATCCCAATCAGCGTTTACGCGCTCTAAAGAGCATGAAAGATTTTGGAATAACTTATGTAGAAATTAGGGAGTGCATTGATGGAGCCAATTAGACAGGTTCATAGCGATAACCGCCGTGAACAAATTATGGCTGTTCATCTTTGCCAGATTTTGCCATGGAGGTTATACGCTACGCCAAAATTTTATTTTACTGATTTTCACATTCAACGCGTTTATGAAAACGGGCGTGAAAATTACATAGGTGATTTGGAAATCAAATGGCTTAACAGTTCTAGTAAATATCCCGCTATTTTTCCTTACAATAAATTACAGCAAATGCTTATTTCTCCACCATACACAGATAACCCTGAGTCCTATAACAGAATTTGTTTTAGGTTTACAGATGGCCTTATGATGGTTCCCGCAAAAGCATTAGCGCATTTAGAGCCAGTTATACATACACGCAAAGACACAAATGAAACAGATTTTGTAATCTTTGTTAATGTTGCTGACTTTCAAAATTATTTTAGAAATATAATTGTTAATCAGGAGGCATAAATGAGCATCATAAGAAGCCCAAGATTAGAAAGTAACTTTTCTGTTATCTCAAATTCCGTCATAAGAGATAACCGCCTAAGTTATCGGGCGCGTGGAGTTCTCCTAGAGATACTTTCACGCCCTGATAATTGGCGCGTATCAGGTGACTCATTGGCGCGTTCAGGCAAAGAAGGCCGTGATGCAATTTTGACTGCGTTAAAAGAATTACGGGATTGCGGCTACATACGCACTGTTGTTGAGCGCCTACCTAACGGAACTTTTGAAACTAAGAACTTTGTTTTTGACACACCACAAGATGTAGTGCCGAACCCTGGAAATCCCACTACGGTTAGTGCAGGCTCACCGAACCCTGGAAAACCGAACCCTGGAAAACCGAAGTCGGATAATCAGGGTTCTTTAGAAGAACTATCTAAGAAGAACTTAGATATAAACCAGTTTGATGAATTCTGGAAAATTTATCCTTTGAAGGTTGCAAAGCAGGCCGCAATGAAAGCATTTGAAAAAGCGGTGTCACACACTTCATCAGAGATAATCATTAAAGGCGCTCAGGCCTATGCTACGGACCCAAACAGAGTTCCTGCATACACAGCCCACCCTTCTACCTGGTTAAACGCTCACAGGTGGCTTGATGACGCTTTACCAGCAAGAGAAAAAACGGCTGAAGAAAAGAAAGCAGAAGAATTACGGTTATCCCGTGAGAAATCAGAACGCGAGCGCTTAGAAACAGAACGCTGGAAGCGCGAAAATGAAGAAGCCCGCCGCAACGCCGCGCCTATGCCAGAAACATTACGGGTGCTTTTGAAGAACATGTGACCTACGCATCAATTACTAATAACAGTTACACTAATCCGTAATCATTATCCGTAAGGAGTAAGAATGGCTACTGTAACTTCAATACCAGCATCAAGTGTTATTTGCGGTGACAATGTTGTAATTAACAACAACACTTACACTGTTAAATACATTGATGGACCAGACAAAATTGGAACTTATGACTTAAATGTTATTGACCAATTTGGTAACCCTCATATTGAAATAGTGACAGGTTTAGTTACAATTTCTTTGTGATAAATTTCAATGTAGATGGACAACCTGTTCCGCAAGGTTCTATGAAAGTAATCAACGGACATGTCATTCATTCACAAGGTTCTGCACTAGCCGCATGGCGTTCTGCAATAGCGCTTTCCGCAAAACTGGCTGGAGCCAAACCACATCTTGAACCAGTAGAAATTGAAATGGATTTTACGGTTGCCCGCCCAAGGACCGTGACCCGCCAGGAGCCAACCGTTCCTCCTGATTTGGACAAATTGGTGCGTGGGGTTTTAGATGCCCTGACCGCCATTGCCTACCGTGATGACGCTCAGGTGACCCGTATAACGGCTTCTAAGGCCTATGGGGACACGCCTGGCGTAAGCGTGAGCGTAGGGGCCAGATTGCCCAAAAACCTGACCTAAACCATGTGACCAAGGACACATAAATAATTAACACAAAAGGTCCTTGTATTTGTTCCAAAAATCCGTAATACTTGGTCTAACCAAAGGGCGCAGGCCCACTAGACCAGGAGGCAACAAATGAACACAGCATCAAAGATAGTTGATAACACAGAACTAACAATTCTTGAACTTGATTTTCATTCACGCGTTTATGTTCAACGCGTAATTTATTCATTGATTAAAAATGATAAAAATTTAACACCAATGCAAATATCTAATTGGGACCGTCTTATTGATTTAATGCAAGATGCAACAATCTGGGTGTCAGCAAATGAACGCGCAGTTATTAGCACTCTTGTTTTTAGAGATTTACACCGCACTGACATTACAGAAGCACAACGCGAAAATGTAAAGCGTGTGTATAAGACTATTGCAAAGGCAGGTAAGTAATAATGGCTATCAACGGAAAATGGGTTGTAGGAATTAACAGCAGAACACAAGAACCATACCGCGCATTTGAAGCAACCAATTTGTTTGGTCCAAAGTATCAAGCCAAAGCAGATAAGAATTTACTTGGTTTTCTAAACTGCATTTTTTGTGGCCGCGATACATCAAAGCAAGGCAACTCACTAGGCGTAATTGTTGGAGAAGGTGGAGCAGTTGTTGTTCACCCACAAGACCTTGAAATTGCCGCTACATGCGGTGGTTACATGGGCTGGTTTCCAGTTGGCTCAGAGTGCATTAAAGAAATCCCTGCGGAATTCCGTCAGACAAATATTTATGATGACAAAGTGAAAGGCGTGTAATTAAAAATGATTACTTACAAAGATAAGAACGGACAAACAAAGTATTGGAAAACACAAGGCGGCGCTTGGAATTTTGCTAACAAATTAAATGAAGATTTAACAGATGGTATGTGGACATTTGAAAACGAATATCAAAAAGGTTTTTACCTTGAATTTAAGAAAGACGGTAACTAATAATGGAAATGTGTGACCAATGCGGAAACAACGCCTACCTTTCTGCCACCTGGGGCAAATACCAGGACTCAGAAGGTAAGGCTAAATTTTGGCGGGCCTTGCTTTGCGCCGATTGCAAGAAAGAAGTCCTGGCCCATGCGTGAGCGCACCTACATCTTCTATCCAGCGCCAGGAGGCGGCAAATGGCATACCGTGGACAGGATTACAGGGCAGGCCACCTGCCACAACGCCTTGATGGACACTCAGGCTGACCCAATCCATGTCAGCCCGTTCCAGACGGCTTTTCACCCGCTTTTATGCCGCCGTTGCCTGGGCAAAAAGTGACCCAAAACACACAAATAATTGACACAAATGGTGCTTGTAATTGTTCCAAAAAAGCGTAAGATTGGTTTCAACCAAAGGGCATAAGCCCACTAGACACGGAGGCAAAAATGAACGCAGTTACAACAACAAAGGAAATGGCACAAAAGTTAGTTGATGCAGGTTTTGATGTAGAAGTTACAGAAACAGAAACATCATTTACATTTAGTGCAATCTCAAAAAACCAATGGTTTGACACAACTTACATTTTTACTGCTGGCGCTTACACAACATCAGGTAACCGCACACGCAAATATTTCAGCGTATGCCGCTCAATGGCATTTGCAAAAACTCAAAGCAAGCGCAACATTTCTTATGTTCAAATGAACCGCGAAATAGATTACGCAATCCGTTTACAACAAATGAAGGTAGGTGCATAAACATGATTACATCAACAAAAACAGCAAGCGCGACAGCCATTAGTCGCGCTTTGAACGCAAAAGGTTTTTCAAAATCATCATCAGGCGCAACAAGAGTGCGTGGCTACCATTACACATCTGAAGGTTTTGTAGTTACAAATTATCCAAAAAGCGTAATTGTAATTTATGAACCAGGTTCATCTTCACATTTTTCACGCAATTATGAATTAGTAATTGAACGCCAAGTTTCAGCAATTAACGCAATGTTTACTTATCTTGTTGAAAAAGGTTACAACGCAGTAATTACAGAAAACAGAATTGTTATTGCAAAGGCAGGTTGCTAATTATGGAACGCTACGCGGCAATCTGTTCAGCATGTGGCACTTATGTAATCAATCGTCAAACAAATCATAAACTTTATGGTGAGTGCGAAAGAGAACAATTAAAAAACAAGGGGGCAAGCGAATGAAACTTGTATTAACAAAATCTGACATAAATGGCTACCGCCAAACACATGACGGCAAATATTACTTAATGTATTTGGCAGGAGCGTGTGCCACATATCAGATTGGAAAACACACAGAAGAAGGTTCAGTCCATATAGAAGATGTGCGCGGGTTTAGAAATGCTAGACAGCGCTTAGTTGAAATAATGCAGGAGGCAAACTAATGAAGTTCAAAGTAGAAGTATTTATTGATAAGGAAGATTTTGAGATTCCTGTTAATAAATCTAAATCAATGATTAACGCGCTACAGCGTGAGCAAATCCTAGAAATGGTGGAACAAGCGCTACCTGGCGTTTGGGTAACCAAAGTCCGTAAAGTCCAAGATGAACGGACATGCACATGAAACTAACAAAGCGTGGAAAGCGCGTAAGAGCAGTTCTAATTCTTGCGGCAATTGTTGGTGGTTATTGGGTTCTTAACCACATCTGGTGGGTTGGTGACCACTACTGTTTTGGTGACATGGTTGAATGTTATTTTGGAGGCGAATAATGAAAAAGATTATATTGGGAATTGTTTTAACGCTTATTCCAACAAACGCTTGGGCTAATTGTCCTAGCGGTGTGTGTGAGATGGAAATTAATTGCACTACTGGGGTTGTAACTTATAGAGATGCAACATCTAGAATAATTGAACCTGAACCAGTAATTCCTGAAGCAATAGCACCTACACACCAAGTTGCAATTAAAACTAATAATCAATCAATAAGTTTTAGTGGTTCATTGGAAGCAGTCACTAATGAATTAACAAGATTAATAACAACACCGCAAGCGCCTTTGGCTGATTCATGCGCTCTAGGCAATTGCACCAAAGTAGAAATTAATGCCACAACAGGCGTAACTACCGTGTTGCCGTTATCGTTAGATGATTTGGCACAACGCTACAAAGATGCTCAATTTCAATATCAACGCAATCTAGAACTAGCACAAGCCGCACAAGAGGCTTTAATTGTTGCAATACAACCAATCACAATAAACGCAACAACCGTTGATACGGAAACAATCAAATCCGCATCAATTACTACTAAAAAAATTAAAACAAAAACCAAGAAAAAGGCGGCAATTAAATGACAGACACAAATGTAGAAATGTTTTTATTAGTTACAGGCAAAGCAATGATTAAAGCGGCTGAAAGCAATGACCCTGATATGCAACTTGAAGTAATTAAAAACTTTAATGATGTTGCTCAAACTTGGGAAAACAAGGCTTTTAATGCGGCTTACAAAAACATGTTAGAAAGCAGGGAGTCATGACACCAGGATTTAGCATGATGGGTTCTGGCATTTATTCCACAACCGTAACTTTAGAAATTGTTTGCGCTGAGCAATGTAATGATTGTTCAGAAAATTACAGTTGCAAAGGGTCATGGGAAGAAGATTTTGAAACTGATGATTGGGGAAATGTAGAGCAAGAGGTCACATGTAAAGAATGTGGACATACCATTACCGTAAGAAGGGAAAGTGAATGAGTTATCAATTTATGTTACAAATTATTGAAGATGGTTCAATAGCCTTTTCTCAGCGTTATGACAACGCATTAGACGCGGTTAATGCTTACAACAAATGCGTTGATTACGGTAATTCACGCTTGTGGCGTGAAATTGTTTTACTAGAACCTAATGGCAAAGCCCACGCAAAAGTCTTTGAATACCCATTAGTAGGGGTAAACTAATCCTGGTCCAAAAACTACTCTTTAAGGGGGAACTCATGGACAGCAATGTAAATAGATGTAATCAATGCGGCGGTTGGAAATACGGTGAAACCGCTTGTGGCTGTTGTGCCAAAGGAGCCAAAGGCTAAAACCTGAAGTTTTACCAACACGCTCTTTTAGTAGCCGTTTTTACGGTAGGGCTTGTTGCACTTCCACACGCTGAAGCGCAAGCGCCAGTAATGACGCAAGCGTTAAAAATCAAAGTAATGGCTCCAAAAGAATATGCCCTACATTTGGTTAAACAGCAATGGAAAAATCCTAACCGTGAATTTGCCTGCCTGGAAAGACTTTGGCACAAAGAAAGCGGCTGGAGGCCTCATGCGGCTAACCCAACATCTACCGCATTTGGAATTCCTCAATTTCTCAATTCCACCTGGGTAAATTATGGTTATCCCGTAAGACCCAAAGACCCACAAATACAAGTAAAGGCTGGATTGCGTTACATTTACAAACGCTATTCAACTCCTTGCGGTGCCTGGGAATTTTGGAAAAAGAAAGCGGGACCAGATTTGCATGGGGGTTGGTATTGATAAACAAAAAGGTTGTAGAAATTGTTCTCAACCGCGCTGGTGATTACTGCGAAACTTGCGGGTCACCAGCGCTACCTTCTATGGCCTTACACCACCGTAAGTTAAAGTCACGCGGCGGCAAAGACACACCAGCAAATTTAATTAGGGTGCATCACGGGTGCCATAACTTACGCACTGATAGTATTCACCTCCAACCAGCAAAGGCTGAAGCAAAAGGCTGGATATGCCCAAGTTGGAAAGAACCAAATGAACAACCGTTTGTAAAACCAGATGGAACTATTGTTTTGTTACAAGATGATGGTTCTGAATTCACAATGATGGAAGGCGATTAAATGAATATCACAGTAAAAGGCAATGTAGGACAAGAACCAGAATTAAAGTTTTCTAAATCAAACACCGCGTATGTAACATTTTCAATTGCTTACACATCACGCCAAAAACAAGGTGACGCATGGGTTGATGGAGAAACAATGTGGTTCCGTGTTGTTCAGTTTGGCACAAAGGCTGAAGCAACAGTTGATTGCATTAAAAAAGGTGACTCTGTATTAGTTACAGGTGCGCTAAAGCAATCTACATACACCGATAAAGAAGGCAAAGAAAAATCATCTATGGAAATTACTGCTGACCATATTGGGCTTGTGCCACGCACACATAAGAATTACACTGCACCACAAACACAGGAGGAAGCACCATGGTAGAAGCAGGTTTGATTAGCGCTAAAGAAACCGCAGAAATTTTAGGCATCAACATGAACAATTTACGCCAAATACAACACCGTAAGACAATTGCATGGGTTGAGAAGTCAGGCCGTAATGTTTATTACAAGCGCGAAGATGTAGAGGCATACAAGGCTAAGCGAGATTTACGCAATAATGGCTGATGTAGATAACATCATAGGAATGGTTTCCGTTCTTAAATTGCAGGCAAGAATGGAAGTTATCCGTGAAGTTGAAGCATTTGCTGGTGACTATCACCATCACATAGACGGGCGTGATGTAGTCATTGTTGAGCAGTTGTTAGATTTCCTAAAAAGCAAGGAAACAAACAATGATAAGTGAAGATGCTGAAGTAGCCCTGGCGTTGTCTATGTTTGGAGAAAGATTACGCTCAAAAGGCAAAGATAATCTTGCGTTCAAAATAGAAAACCTAATTGAACTTGTGCGTGATGAAGTAGAAGCGGAATTAAAGCCAAAAGGCCGTAAGCAATAATAGTATGTAGCCATGACGGTCTTATTAACAGAGGAAGTAACTCTAGAAGATATAGATGAAGCGCTAAAGCATGTCCATAACATGCTAAAAACTGACATCTATGGTGACCGCATGGATTGGCGCAAAAAAGAAATGTTGCAAACAAGCCTAGATGATTTGCTAGATGCCAGGTTAAACATGGTTAAGAACGGTAATCCTTTTCCTGAAGATGTCTGAGGATAAAGAAGGCGGGTTTTGTGACATCTGCAAACACCATGTATTGAAGAAACATTACGAGAGCCATGCCGCCAAAAACCATTCAGGAACTTTATTTGAGAAGAAGTTCTATGAAGGCATAAGTATCACTGAGTTGAAGTAATTGCTTTTAACCGTAATTAGTTATAGGTTTAACTCACTGGTAGATGAAACATAAGTAATCTACTGAGTGCTGGACATGACCCTTACACATCTACGGTGTAGGGGTTTTGTTCTTTGCAGATAATGTGCAACTCATTTTGCAAGATAATGTTTCCTCATTTATAGTGAACACATGGCAAGAAAAACACCTGAACCAGCGCAGATTGAGAAAGAGAACGCGGTATTAGCGTTACGCACTCAATCGCTGACCTGGCGCACTATCGCTGAGCAAACAGGTTATTCATCAGGCTCAGGAGCGTTAAAGGCTTATATGCGAGCCATCAAGCGCCAACAGAAAGAACCCACTGAAGCCGCTTTGTATATGGAGTTAGAACGCTTAGATGTTTTGCAAGAGGTGTATTGGGAACCAGCCATACAAGGAAACATGCGAGCGGGTGAGTTTGTTCTACGCATTATGGATAGGCGGGCTAAATTCTTGGGCCTAGATGCGCCAACCAAGATACAAGCAGAAGTGGTGAACTATGACAGTGGAACAGGAAGCATTGACGCAGAAGTTGATAGAATTGCCAGACTCATTGATACATTTGAGTCAGGAAGTTCTGACGCAACCCTCATTGAACGCGAGAGTGCAGGCGAGCAGATATTTATGGAAGAACCGCCTAGCCCGTAAAGAACAATTAGCACCAGAAGGCGATTGGCACATTTGGCTGTATATGGCAGGCCGTGGTGCAGGCAAGACCAGGACAGCCGCAGAATGGCTTGCTTGGGAGGCTATAAGCCAACCTGAAACCCGTTGGGCCATTGTCGCACCTACATTCTCAGATGCTAGAGATACATGCGCTGAAGGCGAGTCAGGCGTTATTTCAGTGCTACGCAGATACCACATGCTTGAACACTGGAACCGTTCTATGGGTGAAATCCTTCTGGTAAACGGTTCAAAGATAAAACTCTTTTCCGCAGACCAACCAGAGCGTTTCCGTGGACCGCAACACCATGGAGCCTGGTGTGATGAATTAGGTGCGTATAGATATTCAGATGCTTGGGACCAATTGCAGTTTGGATTACGCCTTGGAGATAAACCACGCGTTGTTGTCACCACCACACCAAGACCAACACCGCTTATCCGTATGCTGGCGGGCCGCAAAGACGGCTCTATTGTCATTACACGCGGTTCAACATTTGATAACGCTAAGAACCTTGCGCCTAGCGCTCTTTTAGAATTACAGGCCCGCTACAACAACACCAGGCTTGGAAGGCAAGAACTTTATGGAGAAATTCTTGATGATGTTGAAGGCGCGTTATGGACCAAAGGAGTTATTGACCGTAACCGTGTGCAGAAAGCACCAGCAATGTCACGCGTCATTGTTTCCATTGACCCTGCCGTAACAAATACAAAAGACTCAGATGAAACAGGAATTATTGTTGCTGGTTGTGACACAGGCGGTAATGGTTATGTGATTGCTGACTACTCATTTAAGGGAAGCCCGCTTGAATGGGCTACAAAAGCCGTAGAAGTTTTTGACAAACATAAGGCTGACTCAATCCTGGTAGAAGTAAACCAAGGTGGCGATATGGTCAGTGCAGTTCTTAAACAAGTGCGTAACTCTTTACCAGTTAGAGAAGTGCGAGCGCATGTGGGCAAGAAACTAAGAGCAGAACCAGTAGCGGCAATGTATGAACAAGGGCGTGTGCATCATGTTGGTGAGTTTGCAATGCTAGAGGACCAAATGACGGTGTGGACACCACAAGACCCTGATAGCCCTGACCGCATTGATGCCATGGTGCAGGCGTTTAGTGATTTACTTGGAACATCAAGTGTAAGTAATTACTTCAATGCAATTGCTAACATTTGCCCTAGTTGCGGATTGCCTATGCCTAAGTCAATGTCACATTGTTCAAAGTGTGGAACCGCTATAATCATTCCTACACAGGTTGTTGAAGGAGTCTAAATGGCAGTCGCATACAATGTAGTAATTGACCAAGGTGCAGACTGGTTCTTAAATGTGAACTATGACAATCCCGATGGAACAGCCGTAAATTTAACTGGTTATTCAGCCGCGCTTCAATTGCGCTCATATCCTGATGCTCCAACTGCTGTTCTTTCATTAACATCAGCCGCAGGCGGCGGTATTACAATCACAGCGCTTACAGGTCTTATTGCAATACGCGCAACGGCAACACAAACAAGAGCCATTGATGAAGGCACTTATTACTATGACATGGAAATAACATCACCTGCTTCACCTACAGCAGTTGTTACCCGTTTAATCCAAGGACAGGCAGTAGTAAGCGCTGAGGTAACACGCTAATGGCTGATGAAATTATTGTTGTAGAACCCATCATTCCCGTAATCAATGTCATCAATGAAACGCCAACAATCACCGTATCTGCACCAGGCCCACAAGGAGCGCCAGGAACATTTGATTCATCAGACATTTTCTACACCCATACTCAGGCTGTATCCGCATCAGTGTGGACCATTAACCACAATCTAAACGGCTATCCAACAGCAGTGGTTCTGGACTCAGCAGGAACTATGTGTGAAGGCACTTTTAGTTACCCAAGCGTTAATCAAATGATTATTACTTTTAGTTCAGCCTTTACTGGAACGGCTTACATAATCTAATGAGCAGAATAGCCTTAACGCCAACCAATCTAGAAGCAAGCGTTTTTGATAACATTGCACCATATCAAAGTGGCACATCAACCACTAAAAGTTTTATTCATTCAAGCATGTTAGGTGGTATATGAAATGGCCCGTAAATTTCTAGTAGGCATTGACCTTAATAAAAATGAACTTCAAAACGCGGTTATTCAGAATTTAGCCACCGCACCCGCTTCACCTATCCCTGGACAAATTTATTACAACACAAGTGATAACACACTTTATTTCTATGATAATAACTCTTGGGTTGATGTTCTTAATGAGTCTGAAGTTATTTACGGTCTTGCAAGCGCTCGCCCAGTAGCAGGAACACCAGGCCGCCTTTACTTTGCAACTGACACACAAATTATGTCATTTGATAACGGTGCTTCATGGGACCAGGTTTCTAACTTTGGCTCAGTAACCGCGCAAACAACTTATGGCGCATCTTCAGGCAACGGAACATCAACTAACTACGCTCGCGCTGACCATACCCACGGAACACCATCACTTTCTAATGAAACACCTACCACTACATCAGTAGCAGGTAGCGCATCTGCTGGAACAGGCACAACACCAAGCCGTCATGACCACGCACACGCTGGTCCTGGCTTTGGCAATGTCACCGCACAAACATCATTTGGTTCTGCATCAGGAAATGGTTCAGCAACAACTGTTACCCGTTCAGACCACACACACGGAACTCCAACACACGATAATGCCGCACACGCATCTATCAATCTTTCAGCATTAGCCGCACCAACAGCAAATGTGGCATGGGGTTCATACAAAATTACTGGACTTGCTAACCCAACAGATGACCAAGATGCCGCAACTAAATACTATGTGGACCAAGCAGTTCAAGGTCTGACATGGAAGGTAGCCGCTAATCTACTTTCAACTGTAAATGTGGCTTTAACAGGTTCAACTGGAACTTTAGACATTGATACCTATGGCGCACTAACAAGTGCTGATGCTGGATACCGCATCGTTCTTACAAACCAGACAGATGACACCCAAGATGGTATCTATGTCTATGCTGACAACGGAACTAACTACACATTAACCCGTTCAACAGATGCCAACCCATACACAGAACTTATTGGCGCAACAATCTACATTCAAGAAGGAACAACTAAGGCTGGAACTTCTTGGTCACAATCAAATCACTACCTAACATCATTTGCAGGCCAGACATGGGTGCAGATTGCTGGTGTAGGTATCTACACAGCAGGTAACGGTATTGCTATCACAGACAATGTGATTAGCGCTGATGCTGGAACTGGTATTACAGTAACTTCAGGCGGCATTAACATTGATACCGCCGTGGTTGTCACCAAATATGCGGCAAATGTAGGAGATGGCACAAACACTTCTTACACAATTACCCATAACCTAGGCACTAGAGATGTAATTGTTTCTGTTTATGACAATTCAAGCCCATACGCTGAGGTCATTACAGATGTTCAGCACACAAGCACAACTGCCATAACCTTGTTATTCTCAGTTGCACCTACCTCAAATCAATATAGAGTTGTAGTCCACGCATAACTAACGCCTGAACCACAAGGGGCAAAAAGGAGATACACATGGGTCTTAGGGACCGTATCGCAAAAGCAATAGCAACAGGAAATATTGAAAAGGCTCCAAATCTTCCTGCTGGCTCTACAGTGTTGTCACAAAATGACATGCTGGCAATAGCCAACCAGTTGCAACAGAATTACGGAAACACTAACCCGCTTCCACGCGCTCCTTTTAGTGCATCAGTTCCTTTTGGCCCTGGTATGCCTATTACGCCAGGTGCAATTAACCCTGTTAATCCTGAAACTGGCAGACCAGAACCACGCCGTTATGAATACCAGGTTGCTCAGAACATCAATGTTACTGAAACGCGCCTTATACCTTTTAAGACATTACGCGCCGCCGCAGACCAGATTGATATTTTGCGCCGTTGTATTGAAGTAACTAAATCTAAACTTGTTGGACTTGATTGGGACATTACCCTTGGAACAGACGCGTCAGAAAAGATTGCGGCTGAAGCAGGCGGTGACCATGTTCGCGCTATGGCTAAGGCCCGTGAAAAATACACAGATGAAATTAACCGTGTCCGTGAATTCTGGGAAAACCCTGACAAAGCAAACGGTTTAACATTTTCTGATTGGCTAATGATTGCCGCAGAAGAAATCCTTGTTATTGACGCATGGGCTACATACCCATTAAAGACCGTAGGAGGCGATTTATACGCCTTCCAAATCCTAGATGGTTCAACCATTAAGCCATTGATTGATGACCGTGGTATGCGCCCTATGTCACCTAATGCGGCCTTCCAGCAAATCCTTTATGGTTTTCCACGCTCTGAATTCAGCGCTACTGAGGAGGACCCAAAGGCAGACGGTGAATTTACTTCAGACCAACTTGCTTATTGTGTCCGTAATCGCCGCACCATTTCTGTATATGGCTTCTCTCCTGTAGAGCGAGCGCTTCCACTGGCAGACATTTATTTACGCCGCCAGCAATGGATACGCGCTGAATACACAGATGGTGTATTGCCAGAACTTATGTTTACAACTGATGAAGATTGGGGAACTAACCCAGACCTTCTACGCGCCTATGAAAACATTCTTAATGATGACCTTTCAGGCCAAACACAACAGCGTATGCGAGCAAGACTGCTTCCAAAAGGTTTAACTCCTGTAGTCAATGACGGCTATGGCGAGAAGTTCAAAGACACACTTGATGATTATTTGATTACATCAATTTGCGGTCACTTTGGTGTTCAACCTGCTGAGATTGGCTTCTCTCCAAAGGGAGGCTTGGGAGGCGCAGGTTTCCAAGACGGTCAGGCAGAAAACGCAGAAGCAATTGGTATTCAGCCATTGGCTAACTGGATTTCTAAGATGATTACAAACCTCTCTTACACATACCTTGGTATGCCTAGAGAACTTGAATTCCGTTTAATGACATCAAGCCGCAAAGATGATGAAAGCCATGCGCGTAAATCAGAGATTGAGATTAAATCAGGCGGCAAGACAATCAATGAGCGCCGTTCAGAACTAGGTTTGCCACTGCTTGATACTCCACAAGCGGATATGCCATTACTTATGAGCGGTTCAGAACTTTATCTATTCTCACCTGATGGCATTATTAACGCTAAAGAAGTTACTAGCGCTCCTGCATTGGAGGGACCAAATGCAACTCCTATTGCGCCTTCAACTCCTGATACTGCTGAAGCGAAACCAGTTGAAGAAACAATTGAAACGCCTAAAGAAGAAGAAGCCGATAAAGAACAGGCTGATGAAGTAAAAGCATTTATGAAGTGGGCCAACAAGGGCAAGCGCGCCCGCCTATTTGAGTTCAAGAGCCTGGACCCTATTGTGGGTGAGGCATTGAACCGTTGTGCTTTTGACGGTGACTTAGATACCGCTAGAGCGCTCGCTAAAGCGTATTTGACATGACCTACAAACCCGCATTAGAGGCTGATGCGCGGTTAGCGGCAAAGAACGCATTAAAGATTAGGGCGGCATTAGCCCAGTCATTTGATGCGCGTTGGGTCTATGACAATTATTTACAGACAAACCCAATTAAGTCAGGCAACCTTGCACAAGACCGCGCCCGCGCTCGCGCATGGGTAATGCTCAATGTGCGGGTCAATCTAGAAACGCTTAAAGAAGTAATGATGCGCGTTTGGGCTGAGGGCTATGTAACTGGTGAGGCTTTTGCTGATGAACAATTACGCTTTGCCCGTGAACGCAACAAGGCAACAGATACAGAAGTTGATTGGGCTAACTGGAGGCCAGGAGATAGAGCCGCCGCGTTACTTTTGCGCCCACCTGACGCATTTAAGAAACTTCTTGAAAGCCAGGGCATTACCTTTAAGGAATTCTCAGATACAACCGTAAGGGATATTGGCAACGCTGTAGGAGAAGCCATTGAACTTGGTTTAACTGCTGAGCGTTCAGCAAAACGCATCAAGGACCATGTTGCGAGCGCTTCCCGCGCCCTATCTATAGCCATTACAGAGCAGAACCGCGCCATTTCTTTTGCCACCATAAACCGTTACAAAGAAGCAGGCTTGGAAAAAATGGAATGGGAAGTATCTAGCCCATGTGACAAATGCGCAAAAAACGCTAACCAAGTTGTAGCCATAGGCGGCACATTTAATTCAGGAAACACACAGCCACCTGCTCACCCACATTGCCGTTGCGTATTGCTTCCAGTATTGCCTGACTTTGAAGATGCTGGATATACAGGAGGAACTATTACGGCTCCTACAGTTAGCAATACTGGCGTTCTTCAAACACCTGTTGTTCCTACTGTTAATCCTGTTGTTGCTGGTTCTTGGAAGAAAATTACGGAAGATGATTGGTTAGCCACACAAGAAGCCCGCCGTGTGCGAAAAGGCTTAGACCCTGCAAATGACAACATTAAAAAGATTATGCGGGACCAATTTAATGATGCTTCTACCGTTGTGTCTAATGGCGTTCATACAATCCGCGTTAGCAAAACCGTAACTACTGTTGAAGAAAAACATTTGAACGCATTTATAGAAAATGTTAATGTGACTGTTGCCAAATTACCTGAATGGCGCAGGTTTGATGAAAACGGAATTGAGCGGGGCTACACTTTTGTAGTAGAGCCTATGCAAAAGGCTGGAACTAGCGCTTACACTTATTTGTCGCATGACTCCATTTGGGTAAACCCTAAAGATGTAAGGGCGGCTTTGCCTGATACACCTAACACAGATTACAACGGTTGGTTTATGCCATCTTCTAACACCACTAATGAAAACCTTTACACCATTGCACATGAACTTGGGCATACTATTGATGGGTGGTTTAATATGAAAAAAGGTAGATTTATTGGTGGGTTGAAGCGTAAATACGGTCAAGATAAATCAGGAAAAGGCAATTTCAGCCGTTATGCTGGCAAAGACCCAGAAGAATTTTACGCTGAGATGTTTGCTGAATGGACATGGGGCGATAAAAGCAACCCAATGGTTGCGGCTATGGCAAAAGAATTTGGTTGGGACCTCAACAGAAAAGAATATTACGAGTTATTTGATGGGCAAAACAATCGCAGACCATGGAAAGAAAGAGGGGTATTTCAGTAATGGAAATAGGAAAGCCGTTAGATGAAGTGTTGGCTTATGAAGATTACGCCAACATGCCTAAATATGAATTACAGCAAAGAGCAATTTTTGGTGATGCCAAAGCAGAACGCATTTACTTTGAGCGTTACGGCAATCAGAAAGTTGATACAGTTAGTGGTAAGGCATCAGGACCATCAGCCATAATTGAATGGATAGAGGATTAACATGGCGTTCAAACACATCAACGCAAGCACACAAACAGTAGTTTCAATCTTGCATCAAGTAGATAGCAACGCAAGACCACAAACTCCAATCACGGTTTACAACGGTCATAGTGCATCAATCTTTGTTGGTGACACAACCATTGCTACTTCAGGCGCAACTATTGGGCGCACAATTGCGGCTGGCACATCACAAACTTTCTACGCAAGCGGCAATGACATCATTTACGCTATTTCTGCGGCGGCTTCTGCGGCAGGCGCAATTGTTCTAACTTATTCAGCATAATCATGGCTAAAGGTTTTGTTCCACCGCAAGAAGTCCGCAATAACGCTAAACGCGGATTAGAGTTACGGGCCAAATATAACCGTGGCGGCACTGAAGTTGGTGTGGCTCGCGCCCGTGACTTATCAAACGGAAAAGCATTATCATTAGAAACATTAAATAGAATGAACTCTTACTTTGCTCGCCATGAGGTAGATAAGCAAGGTGAAGGTTGGGGAAAAGATAGCGCTGGATACATTGCTTGGTTGTTGTGGGGTGGAGATGCTGGTAGGGCTTGGGCAAAAAGAATTACTAATGAACAAAAAAACAAGGAGAAAACAATGACCGTCAATCTGACAACATCATATTTTGCAATTGAGAAGGCTGACAGACACGCAGACGGCACAATAACTGTTTACGGTAAGGCAACAGATGACGCGCTTGATATTGATAAGCAAATTTGTGATGGCGATTGGTTAGACCGCGCAATGCCACATTGGTTTAAGTCAGGTGGCAATATCCGTGAGCAACATTCAAACATTGCCGCAGGAGTCGCAACAGATTATGAATACAAGAAAGACGGTCATTACATTACAGCGTTAGTTGTGGACCCAATAAGCGCAAAGAAAGTTGAGCATGGCGTTCTTAAAGGCTTCTCTATTGGCATCAAGAACCCACGCGTAATTCAAGACAGCAAGGCGGCTAATGGTCGCATTGTTGATGGGCAAATTGTAGAAGTTAGCCTGGTTGATAGACCCGCCAACCCTAACTGCCAACTTGTTTTGGCTAAGTCAGCAAGCGCTGAGGACAGCACCATTGTTCAGGTAGAAGAACTGATTGAAACAGAAGAAACAGTGGAAGAAACTGTTCTACAATCTTCTACACAAACACAGGAGGAAACCCAAGTGGAAAAGACAACAGCAATTACTAGCGCTAAATCCATTTTGGGCGATTTGGTCAAGTTTGACAAGACACAGTATGAAGCGGCCCGTGAAGCATTGGCTAATCTGATTGCTGTAGAAGCAGAAGAAATGAAAGAAGGACATAATGAAATTCTTTCTATCTCACACCTACTAGAAGCCGTTGCTCATCTTCATGCTTGGTATCAAGGTGAAGAAGCAGAAGGAGAAGTTATGGAAGAAGAAACAATTATTGAAAACAAAGCCGCTTCAGATAAAGAAGATTTGATGCAACGCAAAGGTGAGGACCGTGAGGCCTTTATGAAGCGTTGTATGAAAGCAGGCGAAACAGAAGAAGCATTTGATAAGCGTTGCAAGATGTATAAAGAAGCAATGGACAAAGAAGCAAATCCTAATCCAGTGCCATCTGAAGAAACTTACGCAACACTTACAGAAGCAAAGATTGTTCCTCCATCAGAGTCACCTAAGTCTGCTGAAGTTGGCAATTTAGAAGTTGCTCCTGTTGCTGAAGAAGCACCAGTTGTAGAGGAAGCACCAGCAGTTGAAGAAACTCCTGCTGAAGAAGCAACAACAGAAGAAACTGTTGAAGCGCCAAAGGTTTCTGCTGATGATATTTCAGCAGAAGAAGTAGAAGCCATAGTAGAACAGGCAATCAAGAGCGCAACCGCCTCCATTAAGTCAGAGGTTGCTTCTCTAGTATCCGCAAAAGAGGCGGCACTAGAAAAAGCGGCGGCATTGGAGTCAGAGTTGGCAATTGCTAAATCTCTTGCGGTGGCTGGTGGCCCAAAGCGAACAGGAACATCACAGGCACAACCTAATGACCTGCTAGTTAAAGCCGCTACCTACAAAGCGAAAGCACAAGCAACAACTGACCCAATTCTTGCAAAGGGATATAAGCAATTAGCAGATGAATTTTTTGCTAAGGCTGATGCCCTAACCAAGAACTAACCCAACTCTAACTAAAGGAAAATCTAATGACATTTTCAGCACCTAAAGTGGCTGACTTGTTCTCTGATGCTTCTCCAAAGGAAGCGGCTGAGCGCATGGAAGAATTTACCTCTGAATTAGGTAAATCACTTTCAAACTCATCTTCAATCCCAGGGCAAGCACCACAGGCAGACCCAACAGCGCAACTTGAAGCGCTTGTTGCAAACAAGTCACTAACACCAGATGCGGCTTCTGGCCTACAAAATGCTTTGGCGGCACAACGCCTTGCAATGCAGGACATTCAGAAGGACATCACACTTACATCTCCACTATCAACATCATTTGCGGCGTTTGACCTTGAAGCACCTGCAAAGTTGCTTACACCACGCCCAACACCTCTCCGTAACCGTATCCCACGCAAAAAAGGCGTTGGCACAAGCCACCGTCAAAAGCAGATTTTGGGTTACACAGGAACAGGAACAGGTGGAGTAGGAAACACATGGCCTGGAATTACACAGGACACAACTACTACATTTGGTGCAATTAACTACGAGCGCGGCCCTAAGATTTCTTATGCGGCGCAAGATTTAATTCTTCCTTACAACTCATACTCACTATCTGACAGCGTTACATTTGATGCTAACTTCTCAGGCCTTGGTTACCAAGACCTACGCCAGTTGTCATCAACATCAACACTTTACGCAACAATGTTGATGGAAGAACGCATGATGCTTATGGCTCGCGGAACAGCAAGTGGATACTCAGGCGCTCTTTCAGCACCTACATTCACAGTTGCTTCACCAGTTGCATCTGGTTCACAGGTAGCACTAGCCGCAACAAACTACTTCATCAATGTTACTGCTGACGCTGGTATTTCTGGCAACGGCTTTGGTGAGTCAATCCTAGGAACAGAGTCAGGAAGCACCGCAGTTGCATCAGGTGATGTTCTTACAATCACAGTTTCAACTCCTGTAGTTGGCGCACTTGGTTACAACATCTATGTTGGAACAACAACAGGCGCGGCTAACTTGAAGTATCAAGGAACCCTAAAGGGAACTGGCACTTTCACAATTCAAGGTGCTGGAACACAAGGACTAACAGGCAACAATGCCGCTTTCACAACAACAGGAGCCGCCGCATCACGCGCAACAGCAGATACATCTGCTTACGCAACTGGTTATGACGGAATTCTTGCAACTGTTCTTGGACCTAACTCTGGTTTCAACAACGCAATCAACAGCACATTCTCAACTTCAAACCCAGGTGGAGAATTCCAAACTGCGTTTGCGGCTATGTATCAGAATGTAAAGGCTGACCCAGACATGGTTCTCCTTAACGGAAATGACCGTAAGCAACTCTCTGATGCAATCAAGAGCGGCTCAAATGCTAACTACCGCCTAGTTATCAACAACCCAGGTGAAGATGGCACAACATACGGTTCAATCGTAACTGGCCTACAGAATGAAGTAACAGGTAAGTCAGTGGACCTAATGGTTCACCCATGGCTCAACCAAGGTGTTGCTCCAATTCTTTCATTCACACTTCCAATCCCTGACACAGAGGTATCAGATGTTTGGGCGAACTTCTTAGTTCAGGACTACATGGGTATCCAGTGGCCTGTAACTCAGTTCTCTTATGACTTCTCAACATACTTCCGTGGAACATTCTTCTGCTCTGCTCCAGCATGGAACGGCGCAGTTTCAGGTATCGTAAACGGATAATGTGTTTAGAATGTGGTTGTAACCAGCCTACAAATAGTCACGGTGGTGGTCAGACGGTTTTACCTGACGGCACAACATCACACATGACAACGGCTGAGATAATCACACCAAAATAAGTATGAACAAGGAGGGTGCGTCATATAACGGGCGCACCCTTCTTTCATAAACAGGAGGCAATGATGGGCAGATGGGTAGCACCAGATAGAGGCGTAAGAGAAACTGTTATTGGTAACAGAACTTACCGCCCTGATAAAAAAGGAATTTACACAGTGGAAAATGCCGCCGCACAACGGGCATTAAAGGCTGAAGGTTTTTTTGAAGCATCTCTTAACCCTTATGACAAAGGTGACGCAAACAGAGGCTTTACTTGCGTAGAATGTGGCTTTGGTAGTTGGTTTGCTTTATGTAGTAAATGCGGGCATGACAACTCTAACGGCATACCGACAGATGGGAATTCATAAATGGCAACGGGCGTAACAACACTCACTGGTTTTGATGAAAACCCATACATTACTGTTGCTGAGTTTAAGAACGCGCCCACATCTATTGATTACAACAACCTTGTAGTAAACGGAAATCAGCAAGCCCAAGATGCTGAACTCGCCCGTGTCATTATGCGGGCTTCTTCATACCTTAATGAATATTTGAACCAAGATTTAGTAGCAAGCCAAACAACAGAAACCCAACGCGTTCGCATGAATAACCAGGGTTATATTGCGCTACACCCAAATGTAAACCCAATTCTTTCCTTAGAGTCTTTCTACTACGGCACAACGCCTAATAATCTTCAGGCGCTAACAGACCCATCACAATGCTGGTTTGAAAACCAACAAGTAATTGTTCCGCTTAGCCAGTTCCAAACAACTTATTCTTCACAAGGCCCATTGGCATTTGGTCCAGCAGGCGTTCCAGGCCAGGTTATTTACACCAAATACACCTATGTAGGCGGCTATGTAAACACTCTTTGTGCAGGAACAGCGCTGGCTTCTACTCTTGTAGTTACAGATGCTTCAGGCATTATCCCAGGCGAGAGATACCACATTTATGATGGTGCTAACTCAGAAATAGTTGTTGTATCCCCTAACTATGTTTACGGAAATACCACCGTAACTCTTGCAACACCATTGGTTTATACCCATGCCGCAGTTGCATTTAGCAATATGCCTACCGCTCTAAAACAAGCCGCAATTTTAATGACTACAGTATTTATCCGCGCTCGCGGTGATAGTTCAATGACCATGAACCTAACTACACAACCAACAGCCAATGTTGCTAACAACCAGCGTTATTCAGGTTCCGTTGCTCTTGCTTTGGATATGGTTAGTAAGTATCGCAGGATACGATAATGGCAAACCTTACGGGCCGCTCTGCCGTTCGCGCCCAACTTTCAGATTTTATTTACAACCCACCTATTGCTTCACTCAATCAGGTGTTTATTTCTTTTCCAAAACGCATTGATTTTCAAGTCAATGCACAACCAGGACAAATGACCCGTAGTGCAGTAGTTGTATTTATTGCGTCAGAAAATGAAACCCGTTTAGCAATTGGTGGTGCTACTAGCGGTTGGAAGCGTGTTGATTACACCGTAATTCTTCAAGTGTATTGCCATTCAATGCACATGAATTCACAAGATGTGATGGCTGATTTTGATACCCTTATAGACAACATTAAAGAACGGTTGCGCTCTAATCACAATTTTGGTGATGAAAGCGGCAACTTAGTTTGGCAAGGTGCTGAGCCAATCATCACTGCGCGTTACGGCGAACCCGCAACAGCAGAAGGTGAAGGAGCAACGGATATTTTTGCTGAACTTGAATTTGATGTGACACAGATGGTCCAAGCATAGGAGAAACATGAAAGTAACATACAAAGGAACAGAAGAAAGAGTGTTTCCTTCACTTGGAACCACTGTAAAACCAGGTGATGTGATTGACGCACCAGAAGGTTTTAGTCACCCTGACTTCACAGTTGGTGGAACGGCTAAGCCATCATTTACAACAGCACCAAAAGAAGAAACCACAACAAACCAGTCTGCCGCGTCAGACACAATCGCTAAAGAGGTGAAGTAATGTCCGTTCAACAATCCGTTAGGTCCTACCTTGGTATTGCTAAAGAAGTTACTAAGGGAACAATAGTTGCACCAACAGATTTTATTCCAGTAGCAAAAGACAGTCTAAAACCACAAGACATCATTGACCCGCTCTATGACACAGGACTACGCGGTTCCAATGTTGTTAATTACAACTACATTCCAGGGCGCACACGCTCAACTGTAGATTTTGGCGGCGCAGTATTCGCTGACACAATTGGTTATGGTTTAGCAGGTTTGCTTGGTTCTGTTGCAACTACAGGAGCATCAGCACCATACACACACACAATTTCTCTAAAGAACAGCCTTGTATCAGGCGCAGATGACCAGCCAATTTCTTACACATTGACTGACTTCTATGCCGCAGATGTTCGCTCATACCCAGGTTGCCAGTTCTCAGACTTCTCATTGAAGTTCAATGCAGACGGCATGTTGGAATATGACACAAAGACAACTGGTTGGGCATCAACAGCAGTTTCAGACCCAACACCATCATTCTCAACAGTTCTTCCTACACCAGTATGGCGTGGCACTGTTTCAATCGGTGGTTCAGCAGTGTCTAATGCAATGACAGGCAACATTGACATGAAGCGCAATGTGACACCTGTTTACGGCATTTCAAACACACAAAATCCTTACAACATCTTCCTTGGTCCTATTGAAGTTATGGGCAAAATTACATTCATTATGGAAGATGACACAGAACTAACTCGCTTCCTAAGCAACTCACAACCAGCAATTGTTCTGAATTGGGCTTACGGCGCAGGAGCGGCGGCAGTTCAAATCCAAGCAACAATTACTAAGGGTGCTTACACAGCCGCAGTAATTGAGCGTGGGGAAGATTTTGTTCAAGTAACAATTGACCTTAACGGTCAGGGCAACACAACAGATGCAGGTTCAACTGGCGGTTTCTCACCTATTAAGTGGGTTCTCCAGAACGCTAAAGCATCTGGCACATACGCCTAAATAGTTCCAGAGTAGATGGGTTGGTTGATAGCGAACGCCTTCCCGCTATCCCGCCCATCTACTCCTTTTAAGTTATGATGTAAGGAAGGCAAACTATTAGGAGGCAAAATGTCAAAAAAAGTTACACTGCCATCAGGCGCAACAGTTACATTGAAAGACCCATCTTCACTACGCGTTAAAGACCGTAAGCGCGTTCTTAAATCAGCAGAAGTAGAAGGCGGCGATTTATCACGCGCTCTTGCTTTAGGTGATGCTCTTATTGCAATGCTTGTTGAAGATTGGTCATTTGATTTTCTTATTCCAGCAATTAAAATTGACAATCTTGATGAATTAGAAATGAAAGATTATGACGCTTTAGTTGATGAAACTAAAGATGCTCAGAAGTTTTTGTTTCCTAACCTGGCTGAAACACCAGAAACAGAGGCAGACCCAAAAGCGCTTTCAGGCAACTCCAACGCCTAAAGTGGATTTTGGAGGGTGGAGAACGCCATGAAGCGTTTGAATATCCTGATGAACAGATGTATTACTTTAATATGGCTGACCGCTTTGGGTGGACACCAGAACAGGTAGATAATCTTCCAGCAGGAACGGCAGATTGGTTATTAGCAATTGCTAATACTGTAGAGAGCGTAAAGGCAGACAGGTCTAGAGGTGAGTAATGGCAGGTTCAGTCCGTATTACTAATCTAGCCCAAGTGCTTGCAGGCTTTAATGCTACAGAGGACCAATATGAAAAAGCCGCGCAATACGCAATTACCATAACTGGTTTGGCTGTTGAACGGCAGGCAAAAATAAATGCCAACACTGGCACACATAAAAAAGGAGAACCGCGTTCTGGCGGCCCTGGCCCAAATGTTGTAACAGGTAATTTGCGCCGTTCTATTACAACGCAATCCCGTTACGGATTTGGCACTTACATTGCTGAAGTTAGTGCAACAATGTCTTACGCCCGTCATGTTGAATTAGGCGGCCCTAATTGGAAACCTGGCGTAAAATATCCATTCTTAGGTCCTGCGGCTAACTCACTGAAAGACAGTGGGAAATTGTCTAGAACCTTTACACTTGCACTTGCATCTAAACTGAGGGGATAAGGAATGGCATCATCAATCCCACCAATCCTGGTCCAACTTCAAGCAGATGTATCTCAACTTAAAGCAGGAATGGCGCAGGCTGAGGCATCTCTTAAAGGTTTAGACGGAACCGTTGCTACAACAAGCAACAAAATGAGTTCTTTTGTAGGCAATCTTAAAAGAGTAGGCGCGGCTATGGGAGCCACATTTGCCGCTACCCAAGTTGTTTCTTTTGCTAAAGAATCAATTATGGCGGCATCAAATACGGCTGAAGCACTTTCTAAAGTGGGCGTTGTCTTTGGCAATAACTCTAAAGAAATTGAAGAATGGGCGGCTGGCGCAACTGCTAATTTTGGTATGTCAGAGCGTAGTGCGCTTACTGCCGTTGGAACTTTTGGTAACTTGTTTGACGCATTTGGCCTTGGTGAAGGCGATACAAAGAATTTTGCTAAATCATTAACTGAACTTGCCGTTGATATGGCTTCATTCAATGATATGCCTGTTGATGACGCATTACAGGCTTTGCGTTCTGGTTTATCTGGTGAAACAGAACCTATGAAAAAGTTTGGTTCTGTTCTTTCTGAAACTCGCTTAAAAACTGAGGCTTTATCTCTTGGGCTTATTAAAAATACTAAAGAAGCGCTGGACCCTGCGGCTAAAGCGCAAGCGGCTTACGCATTGATTATGAAAGATACTGCTAGACAACAAGGCGATTATGACCGCACCGCAGGAGGAACCGCTAACACTATGCGCCGCGTTGCCGCAGAAATGGATAACGCTAAGGTTGCAATTGGTCAAGGCTTGCTTCCTGTATTTAACGCACTTCTAAAAGTTATGGAATTTGGAATTGTCCCTGTTCTTAAAGCAGTAGGAAAATTTCTCAAAGAAAACTCCACAGCAGTTGCAACATTTGGCGCGGTCTTAGCGGCTGGCGCTGTTATCTGGGGTGTTTACACATTGGCTATTAACGCGGCAACAATCGCTACTAAAGTTTGGACAGCAGTTACTAAGGCAAACCCTATTGGCTTAATTATTACAGCCGTTGCTCTACTTGCGGCTGGCATTGCAACGCTATGGAAGCGAAGTGAAACATTCCGCAATGTAGTTATTTCTGTAGCCAAAGTTGCTATTAAGGCTTTTGCTTCTATTGTTCCTATGGTTGGGCAAGTATTTGAAGCAATTATGAAAATTGTTACTGGGCCAATGCGTTTCTTTTTAGGCGCTTTATCTAAATTACCTGGAGTGGGTAAATACGCTAAAGGCGCTTTAGACATGATAAATGGCGGCTTAAATGGCATTTCTAATTTTGCTGATAGCGCGGCTAAGAAAGCAACTGGCCTTATTGCAACTTTGGATAAAGTTGGTAAGCAAGCAGGCACAACCGCAGATAAAGTAAACAATGCAACCCAAGGTGTTAAAGACAAAGGCGCTGGCAAAGGCAAGGGCGGCGGCGTATCTACTAAAGATTTAGAGGCTATTAAAAAGGCTCAAACTGCTTTTGATGAGGACATGTTAAAAGCAAGAGAAAGATACGCAGAACAAATTGCTGATGCTGAAAAAGATTACGCTAAAGCACAAATAGAAATACGCAAAGACAATGCCAAAGAACTTATTGACATTGCAAAAGATTATTCTGCAAAAGTTAAAGACATTGAGGCTAACCTTCAAGACAAATTAACAAGCCTACGCGCTGACGCAGATAAGAAACGCGCTG